GTGAACAAGCAACTATTTCTTTATCTAATGTAATTACAACAGCTGATACTATAAATCTTATCACTGGTGAACAAGCAACTATTTCTTTATCTAATGTAATTACAACAGCTGATACTATAAATCTTATCACTGGTGAACAAGCAACTGGATCTATTGGAACTTATGCAATAGCTGCAGATGGAACTATGACTATAGTAGTTCCTGAATTTACATTAAATACTTCTTTAGGAATTACAACACTAGGAACTGCTAATTTAATAAATATAACTGGTCAAGTTATAACATCTTCTTTATCTGATATTACAACCGATACTGAAAACTTTATTTCTATTACTGGAATAGATGCTAATGCTAATATAAGTTCTGTGATAATCTCTAGTTCAGGCTTTTTTCCTATGATAGGTCAACAAGTAAGTATCAATTTAGCTACAATAATTCCTAATTCTAATAATAATATTAATATGACTGGTCTTCAAGCTAATGTAATACCTGTAGATTTAAGATTTTGGGATCCAATTTCTGATAATAATATAGAAACTTGGACTAATATTTAGTGTACAAATCAATACAAATATATATTATTTACAATAATAAATTTATAGGGTATAAATAATTATGGCTTCAACTTATACATCGAGATTAAAATTAGAAAGACAAGCTTCAGGTGAAAACTCAGGTAACTGGGGTAATTTAGTAAATTACGTTTTAAATAGAATTGATAGTACAGTAAGAGGATATGTTGCTGTGAATGTAGCAGGAACTGCTAATGTAACTTTAGTATCTAACAATTCTACATCTAATACTGATGATAGTGCTACTGATGATCAAGTTCATAATAAAGTAATAGAATTTACAGGTGCTTTAGGTGCTTCTATTAATGTATTTACAGATGCTGTAGAAGGTGATTATACTTTATTTAATAATACTTCGGGATCTTATAGTTTAACTTTTGCCAACACAGGTCATGCTGCTAATGGTGTTGTTATTACTCAAGGTACTAAATCAATGGTATATACCAATGGTTCTACTATTTATGATGTAGGAACAGATTTAGGTAACATTAATGTTTCTGGAATAGCTAATAATGGTTCATCAACATACTTTACTTTACCTTCATCAGATGGTAGTAATGGCCAAGCTTTGTTAACAGATGGTAGTGGCCAATTATCTTTTGGAGCAGCAGGAATAACAACAGGAAAAGCTATTGCAATGGCAATCGTTTTCGGATAAAATATAACAGGAGATTAAAAAATTATGGCAAACCCAAATATAGTAAATGTAACTTCAATATTAGGAAAAACAGATACATTTGATTTAACTACAGCTAGTGCTAATTTAGTTACAGCTACAGCAAATACAGTATTTAAAATTAATTCAATTATCATTACAAATATAGATGGAACGAGTGCTGCTGATGTTACAATTTCATACAATGATTTAACAAATATAAGAGCAATTGGAAGTACAATTTCAATTCCAGCAGATGCAGCATTAAATTTAGTAGATAAAAACTCAGGATTTTATTTAGAAGAAAACGAAGTAATTTCTGGATTAGCAAGTGCAAATAGTGATCTAGTTTGTTTAGTTTCATATGAAATCATAAGTAGTTAAGAGGAGAATAACAAGCTATGGCAAATGGCGGAATTATAGGACCAGTTAATAATCCAGTAGTTGGATCAACATCCGAATTAATTACAACTTTTAATGCACCAGGAACATTCACCGCACAATCATTTCAAACTCAAGTTGATGTTTTAGTTACAGCAGGAGGAGGAGGTGGTCACGCTGGTGGAGGCGGAGCAGGTGGAGCAGGTGGTTATAGATTACTTACAGATCATCCAATACCAAGTTCTTCTGTTCCAGTTGTAATTGGAGCTGGTGGAGCAGGATCTGGATATCCTAGTACTCCAAGTAATCCAGGTACAGGAGTTTCAGGAGGTTCCTCTACATTTGGATCAGCTGTCCCAATAGTATCAAGTGGAGGAGGGAGAGGAACTCAGCCAGGAGGTTCGGGAGGGGGTTCTCCGAATACCACTGAACCAATAGGTAGTGGTAATGCTGGTTCTTTTTCACCAGCAGAAGGAAATGACGGTGCAGCAGGAGGTACACCCGCTCCAGGAGTAGGAGCAGGTGGCGGTGGAGGTGGAGCAGGTGGAGTTGGACAAGCCGCACCAGGAGCCCCGCAAGCTGGAGCAGGGGGTTCTGGATCATCTTCAGATATTTCAAGTCCTACAGCGTCTCCTAGTAATACAACTAGAGGTGGCGGTGGAGGTGGAGGAAGTTACATAAATGGTAATAGTGGCGCTGGAGGAACAGGAGGAGGAGGGGCTGGAGGAACACCTCCCGCAAATCCAGGAACTTCAGGAACTATTAATACAGGTAGCGGTGGAGGTGGAGGAAGACATCCAGGAGGATTGCCATTGGGTAATGGTGGATCTGGTGGATCTGGAGTTGTTATAGTCAAAGAAAAGGCTCAATCTTATTTTACGGCTTCTGGAATCTGGAGTTTAAATGAGGTTTATACTTATAAAAAAAATGGTCAATGGGGTACATAAATGGCTCATTTTGCTGAAATAAAATATGATAACAATGAAGTTATAAGAGTTATTGTTGTATCTAATGTAGATGTAAATAATAATGGAGGAGAATTATCTGCTCAAGCTGAGCAATGGGTTGCATCCTTTCATCCACAAGATGAGGTATTAAAAAAAGAATTTGAAAAAAAGGGAGAAATTTATCCACAAACATACTGGAAACAATGTTCTTATAATAATAATTTCAGAAGTGGATATCCAGGAGCTGGTTCTGAATATGTGTCTTCTTTAGATGTGTTTAGAAATAAACAACCCTTTCCTTCTTGGACTTATGATGTTAAAAAAAATAAATGGCTAGCACCTGTTCAACAACCCCTTTACACTAATGCTCCTGTTAATATGGAGACAGGCGAACCTGAAATTTTAGATTATACTACTTATAAATATTTTGTAAAAATGAAATGGAATGAAGAAGCTCAGCGTTGGGAAGCAAAAGATGAAGAAAGAAATGAAATGAATTATTGGAATCCTAATGACAATATATGGAAGGTGTAGCCACTAGTTACATTTTCAAGTAAAATAAAACATTTACAAATTCTAAAGTAATAATTATATTAAACTTGGATTATTTTTAAATATGAATTTACAAAATTATTATTATTATTTTCAAGGAGTTTTAGGTGAAACATTTTGTCAAAATGTAATTAAATTAGGTATGTCTCAACAAGAAGAACTAGCTTTAACAGGAGGACAAACAAATAAAACTAATGAGGGTAAATCTTTATCTGATGAAGATTTAAAAGATTTAAAAAAGAAAAGAGATTCAAATATTGTTTGGTTAAATGACCAGTGGATTTATAATGAAATACAACCTTATATACACGAAGCAAACAAGAAAGCAGGTTGGAATTTTGATTGGGATTTTTCTGAAAATTGTCAATTTACAAAATATAAAGAAAATCAATTTTATGATTGGCATTGCGATAGTGGGGAAAATTCTTACAGTGATCCAAATGATAAAAATAAATATGGTAAAATTAGAAAATTATCAGTTACCTGTTCACTATCAGACCCTAAAGACTATAAGGGAGGGGAACTAGAGTTTGACTTTAGAAACATGGATCCAGATAAGAAAAGAAATGTAAAAAAATGTACTGAAATAATTTCAAGAGGTAGTATTGTAGTATTTCCATCTCATGTTTGGCACAGAGTAAAACCAGTTACAAAAGGAACAAGATATTCATTGGTTATTTGGAATTTAGGCTACCCGTTTAAATAATGAACATTTATTTTTTATCTGGTTTGCCTAGATCAGGAAATACATTGCTTTCTTCTATACTTAATCAAAATAATAATTTGAAGACGACAGCAAATAGTATATTGCCACAAATATTTTATTATTTATTTTCTTTAAAAAAGGAAAAATATTTTTTAAATTTTCCAGATCATACTTCGGTTGATAACATTATAAACAATATACATAAAAATTATTATCAAAATTGGAATGTAGAAAATGTAATTGAAAGAGCTTCTTGGGGAATAGAGGCTTATTTAAATATTTTACAACAAATAAAAAAGGAAAGAAAATTTATACTTTTAGTAAGACCAGTTTTAGAAGTATTGGCTTCATTTATAAAAATAGAAAAACCACCAAACATTTATGAAAAATGCGAAGAACTAATGTGTTATAATGGTATGATTGGAATGTCTTTAAATTCTACAAAAAATATAATTTTAAAAAAAGAAAATTACATATTAATTCATTTTAATGATTTAATTTCCAATACAGAAAATCAAATAAAAAAAATATATAATTTTTTAGAATTACCTTTTTATAAACATGATTATAAAAATTTAATTCAATTAAAAATAAACGATACTACATATGATGATTCATTACTTTCAGCAAATTACCATACAATAAGAACTAATGAAATTAACTATAGTAAATATTTAGTCTCAGATTATTTACCAAATGATATAATTAAAAAATATTCTCATTTAGATTGTTGGTTATGAAAATACTTATATTTGGCTTACCAGGATCAGGCAAAACTACATTTGCTAAAAAATTAATTAAGAATAAAAAAATACCACATTTTAATGCAGACGACATTAGAAAAATATTTGAAGATTGGGATTTTACAGAAACAGGTAGAAAAAGACAAGCAAATAGAATGATGACTATGTGTGATCTCGCAGTTAATCATGTAGTTATAGACTTTGTATGTCCATTTGAATCTTATAGATCATTCTATGATATAAAAATTTGGATGAACACTATTAACAAAGGAAGATTTGAAGATACGAATAAAGTATTTGAGAAACCTAAAAAAGTAGATTTTGAAATAATTGATTTTAATTATGATAACACAATAAAAGAGATACATGATAGACTACTCTAAACCAACAGCACAAATGCTTGGACGCTGGCAACCATTTCATGATGGTCATTTAGAATTATTTAAAAAAATATTAGAAAAAACAGGTCAAGTTTGTATTATGGTTAGGTCTATGTCAAAGTCAGATTCTAACCCATATGAGTTTCCTGAAATTAAAAAAAGAATTGAAGAAAAATTAAAGGATTATATTGGTAAGTTTGAAATAACAAATGTTCCAAATATTACGAATATATGCTACGGTAGAGGTGTAGGGTATAAGATTGAAGAAATTGTTTTACCAAAACATATACAAAAAATATCTGCAACTAAAATTAGAAAAGAAATAAAAAATGAGTTTTGAAAAAAATAAATATTTGGTAATTAAAAAGGCAATTTCAAAAGAACTTGCTGATTTTGTTTATAGTTATTTTAAAATGAAAAAACAAGTGGCAAGAAAATTATTTGACTCTAAATACATTTCTCCATTTACTACTTATTGGGGGGTTTGGAATGACCATCAAGTTCTGGAAACTTATTCTCATTATGGAGATGCTGCAATGGAAACATTATTACAAAAATTAAAATCACTACTGGAAGAAAAAACTAATTTAAAATTAAATTGCAATTATTCCTATGCAAGGATTTATAAAAAAGGAGATATATTGCATCGCCACAAAGATAGATTCTCTTGTGAGATATCTACTACCTTAAATTTAGGAGGAGACAATTGGTCTATATTTTTAGAACCAAATGAAAATATGGGAACTTTTAATAAAGAAGGAAAATATATTCCTTCCAAATCTAATGGTGTTGAAATAAATTTAGAACCAGGAGACATGTTAATTTATAGAGGAAATTTATTAGAACATTGGAGAAATGCTTTTGATGGAGAAAATTGTGGTCAAGTTTTTTTACACTATAATAATATAGATACTAAAAATTCCGATATAAATATTTATGATGCAAGAGAATTTTTGGGGTTACCTTCTCATTTTAGAAATTTTATTGTATAATAGATCAGTATTTTTACATTATACTAACAAAGTAACTAAAGGCTCTAAAGACAATAAGTTTGATAAAAGAGCTCATTTAGGCCTTCCATCTTGGTTTAAAAAGTAATATAATAAATTAAGCAAGAGGAGAAACCACCCTCACACCAATTCTCTCTGCGTTTAATCTATACTAAGCCAATAATATAGTTTAAAATGTCTTTATGGCATTAACAAAAGTTCCATTTCAAGCAGGCTTTAATAAACAAATAACCGAC